CCAAGCTCGTAACGATTATCTTCAAGGTGGCTTTCAACAATGTAACAAAGGTAATTTTTCTGTAGACTCTTCATATAATGAAAGAGATAATTCAAATTCAACTAGATATCCTGGAAATATATCTAATAACAACTATGGTTATGGAGATGGTTCAGATAGACGAATAGGTGTTAGATGGACTTGGTATCTAGGAAGTAACTGTACTGATTACACTCAAAGTCTAATACAAGAGAACATGGAATTAGCTCAACAATTAGAGTTAATTAAGATGTGTAAAAGATATAATAACAAAAAGCTACCACCACAATTTGCAACACTTGCTAAAAAATGTGAAGGAGTTGTAGATGGTATAGAAATTGAAAGCAGACCACCTGAAGGAAGTGCCTCTTACTATGACGAAATTATAAAAGACATTAAAGATAATCCAGAAAAACATAAAAACCCTAATACTTATTATACTGAAGATATAAAAGATGAACTACCTAAAGATGAATTGCGTAATATAGAGTTAAGCAAACCATTAGTTATACCAACATTTGAGGATTAAATATGTTAGGAGTATTAGCAAAAATTTTAGGAAGTGGTGATGTTATTAAAAAAGGTTTAGAGCTTATTGATGATATGCACACTTCTAAAGAAGAAGAAATACAAGTAAAAAACAAAGCAAAAGTTGATTTATTATCTGCTTATGCACCTTTTAAAGTTGCTCAAAGATACTTAGCTTTAATGTTTGGGCTAACTTATTTAGTATGTTTTTTTATTGTATTAATGATGACGTTATTAGGTTATGGTGATATACAAGGTATTAAGTTTATATTGTCTGATTTTTATATTGGTGAAATTATGTTAGCTATTATTGCTTTTTATTTTGGTGGTGGATTGTTTGAATCTGCTAGAAAAAAATGATAATGGCAAGTCCTAATTTTAGTATGGATGAATTAACTCATTCAGACACAGCAGAAAGACATGGTATAGACAATACACCTAATGATAATGAAAAAGAAAACCTTTATAAATTAGCAATGGAGATGGAAGATGTTAGAGAACTTCTTAATAATAAGCCTATTTTTATTAGCAGTGGTTATCGTTGTTTGGCTCTTAATAAATTACTTGGTAGTAAAAAAACATCTTCTCACATTAAAGGATTGGCTGCAGATTTTACTTGTCGTCAGTTTGGAACTCCTAACGAAATTGTATTCGCTATTATTAATTCTAAAATTGAGTTTGACCAAATTATCTTGGAGCATAATTCGTGGGTGCATATCTCTTTTTGCAAAGATGAAGAAACACCTAGAAAACAAGCAATAAGTATCAATAAAGATGGAGTAATGCTATACTCTAACTAAGATATTTAAGAGGTAGTTTAAACAATGAAAATACTTATATTAGATATAGAAACATCTCCACATACAGGATTTCATTGGGGATTGTTTCAGCAGAACATTAGTATAGGGCAGTTAATAGAAAGTTCTACTGTGTTATGTTGGGCAGCTAAATGGTTAGGTGAAAAGAAGGTACACTTTTCTAGTGTATACGATACAACTCCAATTAAGATGATTAAAGAAATACATAAGCTCATAGATGAGTCTGATGCTATTATTACTTATAATGGCAAACGCTTTGATATGCCAACACTTAACAAAGAATTTCTTATTCACAAGTTACCACCACCTAGTCCATATAAAGACATAGATTTAATTAATACTGCTAGAGGTAAGTTTAAGTTTGCTAGTAATAAACTTGACTATATTGCTCAAGTATTAGGTATTGGAATGAAAACCTCTCATCAAGGTATGCCATTATGGATTGAGTGCATGGCTAAAAATCCTAAAGCATGGAAGCTGATGAAGAAATATAATATTAATGATGTTAAATTAACAGAAGAAGTTTATAATAGATTACAAGGTTGGATTAACATTCATCCTAATCACAATATATTATCAGAAGGTGTAGTTTGCCCTAATTGTGGTGGTAATCATTTACAGAAAAGGGGAACATCATTAGCACTAACAAAAGTTTGGCAGAGAGTACAGTGTCAGGATTGCGGAAAGTGGTCAAAGTTAAACAAACCAATAGAAACAACAAAATCAAAGTCGGCTTTGCCCATATAAGGAAAATAGAAATGGATGTTAATTTAATCGCACTACATATGCTAGATAAAACTATTGACAATGTAGAAGTAGTTGGTGGCGATTCTGAAATGATTATTTCTTTATCTGATGGAAGCTCTATAGAACTAATAGTAGATAGTATTTACATGAATATCCAAGATTTAGACGATTAAGTAGTTTAAACAACTTGTCTGAAGTCCGCACAAGCCTCGTGGTGCGTTTTAAATTGATTAGTTAAGGGGTAGCCCTACCTATTAGGCATATATTCTTCTTCCTGCAATAGTTAAAAGATTGTCCATTGCTAAATCTAAATGTCTTTCATAAAACATAGGTTTGTTTCCACCTAGCCATTTGTAGTAAATAGCTTTTTTTTGGTCTATAGATAAACTATCTATACAAGCATTAACTATTTTTACATTATTATTATCAGCTTCTCCTAACATTTCCTCAAACACATCAGAGGTAGATTCTCCACCACTAGAAAGATAAGATGTTTTATTAGGATAGCCTAACCTATGTGAATCTTTCTTCATCCATTTAGACCAATCTTCTAATATAACTGTAAGCCTAGATATTCTCAAAAAATACCCCAATCTTTATTTGTTTTTCTAATTTGTTTAGATGTCATAGGTTTAGGTAGTTTAAACGCACCATTTTTTTCAAGCCTTTCTAACACACTAATTCCAACACCAGAATAAATTGAAATTTTAGCTCTACTTGCGTTTGGTTTTCTTTCTATAAACTCTTTAGCTCTTTTTTCAAATACTTTTAATTCATCACTTGTATAATTACTTCTTTGTTTTCCCATAATAATCTCCTTAACTTATATCAACAATTCTACTGACCCATTTGTTATCCTTCTTGTGCCATCCTTCTACAAGTAACACCCAGTTAGCATCACGCAGATGGCTGATAGCATCACTATTTTCCATTTTCTTTACCCTAGCACTAATATTACTGTAGCTAGTTACCTGAAGCCCTACTGTGTTTCCTTTTGTATCTATTGCTAATATATCTATAATACCAAAAAGGTCTTGCCTAATCTTCGCAAATGCGTTCCACCTTTCTACTATTGTTACGAGAGGATATTCTTCTTTTTCTCGAAGCCTTTTTAATGTCCGTTGTGTTGGTGATATTGCCATTTTTATCCTTATTTTTGTTGTTAAAAATCCTATCGTAATTATCAACAAACTTTTTATTGTCTGTTGGTCTGCGACCACTCCCCTTACTCATTACTTTCTCCTGTAAAAGTTCTTGTATCTACTCCAACAAAACCACAACTCTGCCCTTCTTTAATAGTATCAAAATCAAATTGACTAGGTGATACATGATTTTTTGGTATCATGCTGTATTCTTTTAGTAGGCAACTTGCTGCTTTGTATTGATTACAATGTTCATCATAGTAAACCATTGCTGAAGGGCAGTTATTAAAATACCCAACAAACTCTAAATCATCATAATTACCACTTAAACTTACAGTCAATATAAACAAACCTTCAGCTAACATAAATTACTCCTGAAATTTTCCTTTAGTAATAACTCTTCCTGTTGATTCATGAACAACATAAAATTCTTTTTTGTTGTATGTCATAGTGTAATGATACCCTTCCCAAATCCACTTATGGTCTTGTAACTCTTCTTTATTTTTCTTTAGTATCTCTTTACCCTTTGTCATTTTTTTCACTCCAATTTACATATACCATTGTTTCACAATTGGGACAACTAAAATTAGACATAATTAAATATTGCTTATCATCATCATTGTCATGGTCGCCACCCCATATCATTTCTACATCTTTACACTTTGGGCAACTTATCATTTTTATCCTTATTTTTACAAACACCAGTCATATTAAAACTACCCATGCTTGTTTCTAAACTACACCACCATAGTTTCCCATCATGGTAACAAGCATATTTATTACACACATTACATAGATGTGCTTTTCTTAAATTAATCTTCGTCATGCAATTCATCTAATTGCTTATCAATTAAAATTTCTTCCATAGTTTTTAATTTTTCTGTATCATTTTCTACATGAGCAATCAAATGATTTATATACCATTGAGCTTTTTTAAGGTCATTAACGCCATCTTTATTTTTCCAACGCCATATATATTTTATAATATTTCCTGTATCAGTAGCCTCAATTCCTGTAAGCCCTTCTACCACTCCTTCTATGCAATCAATACACTCTAAGCCTTTATCAGACTTATAATGCTTTGGATTTACTAAATAATCAGTCATGCTTTTCTCCATTAAGTTTAATAATTTTCACTACTTGTTAATCATACATTTTATATATAATTTAGTTAGATTATAAGGTAAAATACTATTTTATCAACTAACTAAAGGACACTTATTATGTGGACAACACCATCTGCTACTGAAATGCGTTTCGGTTTCGAAGTAACAATGTATGTAATGAATAAATAATTATTAAGAAATAGGGGGGTGTTTAAACCCCCTTTTTTCTACCCTAGTTAAAATGGCAAATCTGCTTCTTCTTCTACAACAACTTCTTTTTCTTCACCAGTATAAAACACTCTACTGTTACCCAATATAACACCTCTTGTACCAGCCTTTCTTTCGTCTGCTGTAACTGATTGTGTAATCATACCATTGTTATCATATTGGTCTTTTTCATCTAAATTAACGAAAGCAGTAATATTTAAATAAGTACCTTTTTCTCCCTTAATTAGTTTAGTTTTATCTATCTTACTTACATCTATACTTGCTGAAATTCCTACTGTTGCCATTAGTTATTCTCCTTAATTGATTTAATTATATCTTCAACTGATGTTAAAAATTCCTGTATATCTCCTTCACAACGACTTATTAAGTCATTATCTCTTTCAACTCTCTTGATAAAAAGTTGGTATTCTTTAGGAAAGTCAGGGTGGTAAGATACAAAGTCGCACCAATCTTTTCCTACACAAGCCATTTGCCATTGCATTTGGTGTATATATTTTTTAGCAATAACTCCTGTTTGTAATGTTTCTGTGTGTGTCATAGGCTGTGGGCATTTAATTTCAATTAAGCCGTTTAAACCAACTAACCCATCAGGGCTTGCTCCTGCCATTTTAATAGTAGGGTGGTCTATAAAGCCAACTTCCCTAACATCTTTTCCTATTAATAACTTCATTTTATTGGCATACTCAACCCTAGCTTTGTCTTCAAACTCCACACCATGAGCCATTGCAGAGTTCATAAAAACAGGAACTACCTTATTAGTAAGCCTTTCTGTAACTAATTGCATACGATACTTTCTTTTGTAAGTAGATTCGCCATTCCTTACTTTAACCATAACATCATCTACTTTACTAGCAGTTACCTTACCTAACCTAGCAGAGAACCATTCAGCACTTCGTTGTTCCATTATGCTTTCTCCTTAATAATTTTTTCTTTAACCAAAAGATTATTCATATAATCTTCACATAATTTTCTATCATTTTCTGATTTTAAGGTTGTATAATAATTTCTTGCATTGGTAATACCCTCATCTGCATAAATGTTTTTAATTTTTTCTAACACATCTGCTTCAGGCAAATCCTCACCCTGATAAATGTATAACCCTAATCCATGTAAAGCTATTGCTTTAGCTAAACATCTTTGCATAGCAGTATTAACTTGCATAGCATTTGGTTTAGGTATAGCTTGGTTTCTAAAGTCTAGTACAGGGAGTTGTGCTGTCATTGTTTTATCAAAAGCAGTAACAGAACAAAACACCATTACAGTTTCGCTAAATATCATTGGCTCTGCATATGTCCATGTAGCTTTAGAGTCGTGTTGTAATAAAGTATCAACTGCCCATGCCCATGATAGATAAGTAAACTTACCTTTCTTTTCTGTATGTTTAGATACATCAATAACTCTTAATTCCTTAAATTTACTCATTTGTATACTCCAAATATCTGATTTATAACTTCTTGTGTGTATTGCAATCTTTTTTGCTGTTCAATTTCAATTAAATCAGCTTCCATTTCTGCATTAGTGATTACTTCTTGTGATTGTGCTTCTAGAATTTGTCTTGCCATTTCGTTTGATTTACTCATTTTTTTTCCTTCTTTTTAAAGGTTAATAAATTGTTTCTTGTTAATAGTATAACTAGTCAAATCATTTTGTCAAGCACTTATTGATTTTTTTATCTGCCTCATCAAATCCTTTAGACTTAAACACTTGCCCTTTATTGCTTGTTGCTTTATATTCAAAGTCTTTAAAATTGCGTTTAAACTCTTTTATTAATTCATTAATTGTCATGGTCGCTCCTTAAACCTTTGAGTTTCTTTACTAAACCAAAGTCCAAATGTTCCCTCAAAAGAATGATTCCTTTGTTTCTGTACCATTAAATAACAAGTACAAGGATTATCCCCTTCCTCTAATTCTTTTAACTCTATCTTCTTTTCAATATCTTTTCGTCTATGTAAGCACAATATATTGTCAGTTAAATTTCTAATATGGCTAGAGCCTAATATATGTGAAGCATCAGGTATAACTGTATCATCTGCTAACTTCTTTGTATGTGCAACTATGAAAACATGAATATTTAAATCTCTAGCAATACAGCTAATTTTATTAATAAACTTCTTTTGAGAGCCATAGTCATCTTCTGCAATGCTATCTACCTTCATTAAACTGTCTATAACAAACACATCTACATTTAAAATATGCTTTCCATAGTGCAAACTAGCCACTAAATCTTCTTCTGTAGTCGTACCTTTAGCATTAAATAGCCAAAGTTTGTCTGTGTACTTCTCACAAAACTCTCTAATAGCTAACTCTGTAGGCTCTTTGTTACCTGTTTGTTGTATCATTTTAGCAATTTGCAACACAGGTTTCATTTCCATACTAGCTACTAAAACATTTGTTGTCTGCATTATGTTCATTAATACTTGGCTTAAAAAAGTAGTTTTACCACTACCACTACTACCTGTTAAAATTGTAACCTCACCTTTCCTAACTAGGAAATTACAATCTGAATCTGTCTTATCAAATCCTAAAGAAAACCCACTCCCTTTTTCTTCCTTAAAATATTTAATAACTTCAGGTAATAAAAAATCCGTAGTCCTAACTTTAAAATCTTGTTCTTCTTCATAATATCCACCTTTTTGTAAGACTTCTTTAGTTATTGTGAGTTGATTTATAATTTCAGTAGCATTTAATTCACTCATAATACTCCTTTTAGTTCAGTAGGTTTGTTAGTAGTATCATTCCACCTTTCTTGATTTAAAATCGTTGGTGGTGAAGGATTAAAGCCTTCTTTCCATTCTTTTGTAGACTTCATTGTATTTGTCCAACTTATAATATCCTTACCAATGTTATCTAATTTTTTATTAGACCATAATTTTTCACAGCCTTTCTTATTATTTTTTCTTTTGTCAGGCAAAGAGTCCCACCATTCTTCAAACAACTTTGAAGTATTTTTAATAACTTCTGCACTTGCTTGTATAGTTATAGAAGGTGTATATACTTTCTCTATACCATCACTAGACACTAAAAAACCTTTTGCACTTAAATTATCGTATGCTTTCTTTAAATCATTTTCTGATTGTCTTAATCTAAAAGCACAATTTTCCATGTCAGGCAAATTGCCATCAAATTGAGAAGCTAAATCCCATGCTTCCCTTAAAAACAATTTTTCTGTTGTAGATAATTTCATGTAAATATGGTCGTTCAATACATCTGCTCCATACATTTTATACCATGTCATTTTTTGTTGGTGCTTTGCATTTTTGGGTTTGTAATGCTGAAACTTATCCCAATTTTTTATCTTATACATAACTTTCCTTTTGTAAGTTTAAACACCTTTATTTAACAACTCCATTAATTCATATTGCCTTAACTTTGGAATTGAGCCTGTAATAAACCACTTACTAACTGCTTGTCTACTAATTTCTAATTTTCTTGCTATTTCTGATTGATTCTTAAAATTTTCTTTTACATACTCTAACGATATTTCTGGATTCATAATTGCTCCTTTAGTTTTAAAAATACAAGGGGTGTTGCCACCCCCTATAATTATGCTACTTCTTTTTCTAGCTTTAGTTCTGTTATGCTATCAACAGACCAATCTTCGTCTACTTCAAAAGTTCCTCTATCATCACCTAATCTATCATCATAAATACTACTATCTTTTCCAATATTGTTAGGTTCTATATCGCCTCTTTGTTGCTTATCTTCTATTACCTGTAAAGCATCATCTTCCGATTCTGCTTCAACAAAATATGTAGCTGTAATAGTTATTACTTTTTCAACATCTAGTTTAAACGCTTTCATTGTAACTCCTCTACTTATTGAATGAATGTATATACTAACAGGTAAATTAAGATTGTCAAGACTTTTTTAATCTGTTTGCCATTCATGATATATATATATTCTCTTTTCTTATCTTATCTAGTATATACAAAGTATAGATGTTGTCTATACTTAATTGTAAATAATGCTTGACAATAAAAATATATAGGATATACTTAAAAAGTAAACAAAAAAGGAGAGTGAATAATGAGTAAAGATTATGAAGTAGAAATTACAATGACTTTTAGCACTACAATGGGCGATTGTAAGAGTCAAGAAGACGCTAATGCTAGTGCGATAGAAATGATTAAAAATGGCGAAGCAGTGCCTTTTGATGATTATTTTGATTATGAAGTAGCAGACCAATCATGGAGGGATAAGTAATGGAAACTAAATGGTTCGTAATGGTAGCCTTGCAGTCGGTCAGAGAAGTTAATGGTAAGAGTATACAAATAGCCACACACCAAGATGAAGACTTTGAAAACATGTCCGATAGGTTT